TACTAATAAGAATATGGTTATGATCAAGTCCATATTCAATAGCGCCTATGCAATTAAATTCACCGCGCCTATCCCATAGCGAATTGATAGCATGGCATTGAACGTAAAGAATAATCAAATGGACAGGGGGGTTCTAATGATTGAAAACATGGCGCAACACCACGCAAACTACAGGCAAGTATGGCGCCAATAGGCAACAATCGATCAACAAATGTTCTAGAAAATATCCAGACTGGCCGGCAAGTTTATTGCCTATAGGAATATATAAAGATATATTTATGTGTAGGGGGGACGCAAGGGCCAGTAGGGTCTATCATATATAATATATGCACACCCGCTCAATTTTTTCTAATTTAAAAGTAAAAGCAATAAATACAATAGAATCAATAAGTTAGCATAAGTATTCTATTCTATGCACAAGAACTTTATGGTAATAAAATCAATAGCTTATGAATCTATTCTAGTCCATAAGTACCTATAGACTTGTGGTACTTGTTATATCCTTATCATAAGTATATATAGGGGGGAGGGGTCATAAGTATATATTATACACCTTCTGACAGATTTGTCAAGCTTTATTTTTTTTCTCTTGATAACGCACTGATTTTATTGATTATTATTTTTATAAAAAAACCAGTTTATTTCTATTCTGTCTAATAACTTACATGCCTAAAAATACCTCTTTAATATCAATAGTTTAACCTATGCATGTAAGCTTTTTTAGTTTTATGAGAAATAATGAATTTTTAGTAAAAATAGTTTTCTTTATTATCAACTACTTACAACTTGTTTTAATTTTTTACTTGACAAATTCGTCAGACGGTGTATAATAGTATGTAGGGCAGTAAAAAAGTCACACCTTCTCATTTTATTTTTTTACTGGAAGAGGACTTATTTTTTACTGCTGTAGCTCTTCTATTAGGCTTGTTCTAATAGGGGCGATAAAAGGACTTAAAAAGCGCCGCTCGTAAGTCGCTTTCGTACGTTTTCCTTTTATCAGAATATAGGAAATTTATGGCTAGAAATTATATAAAAGAATACGCTAATTATCATTCTAAAGGTAAACAAGTAAGTCGGCGTTCAGATAGAAACAAGACTAGACGCTTATTGTCTAAGACGGGCAGAGTGTCTAAAGGGGATGGCATGGATATACATCATAGAGATGGCAATCCTCGTAATAGAAGTATGGGCAATCTAAGCGTTATGTCTAAAAGCCGTAATAGGAGTAGAAAAGTTTAATGTTGCCAGCTAAAAGGAATAGAGAACTTACCAAGAAGCAAAGTATCTTCTTAGATTCTCTATTTGATAATGGAGGTAATGTTATTCAAGCAATGGATTCTGCTGGCTACCACGTAGGTTCCAGAAGTAATCTTATGCATTCTGTAAAACATGAGATTATTGAAAGAGCTAGAAATCAGCTTGCTGGTTCTACTGTTAAATCAATTAATAGACTAGCAGAAGCTCTGGATGCTGATGGAACTGTTCCTAATAGTCAAGTAGAAATACGAATGAAAGCAGCTAATGATATTCTGGATAGGGTAGGTATCGGCAAACGTCAAGAAATTGATATTAAGGCAGAAGTTATTCATGGTGTTGTATTGCTCCCGCCGAAAGGTAAAGAAAGAGCTATGGTTATAGATGGATAATGAACAAGAAAAACCTAAAAGACAATATCAATATAGCTCAAAACAAAAAGCAAAGATACAACTTAGAAGAAAAATTTCTAAACGTAAAAAAGAGTTAAAGTCGTTAGAATTAAAAAATGATAATAGTAAGAAGAAGTCTAAAGGAGTTATTGAGAAAAAGGTAAAAGCAGCATCACAGTCTGATATTATCTTTGAGCCTAATGAAGGTCCTCAATATTCTTTTCTAGCAGCACCTGAAAAAGAAGTGTTATATGGTGGTGCTGCTGGTGGTGGTAAATCGTTTGCTATGTTGATGGATTTACTACGGTATGCAAGCAATGGTAATCATCGTGCTTTGCTGTTACGTAGAACATTAGCAGAACTAACAGAACTTATAGACAAAAGCAAACAAGTTTACCCTCGTGCATTTCCCGGTGCCAAGTTTAAAGAATCTGTTAAAACTTGGGTTTTTCCATCAGGAGCTACTGCACTGTTTAGTTATGTAGACCAAGATGATGATGTGTATCGCTATCAAGGAATGGCGTTTTCATGGATTGGTATAGATGAGTTAGGGCATTATCCTTCACCTTTTGTATGGAACTATCTCCGTTCTCGTTTACGTACTACTGATCCAGAGATTGAAACGTATATGAGAGCAACAGCTAACCCCGGTGGTGCTGGAGGTTGGTGGATTAAAAAGATGTTTATTGATCCTGCTCCACCGGATGAACCATTCTTTGCTACCGATACAGATACTGGTAAAACTCTTGTTTTTAGTAGTATGCATGAAAGAGCAGGAGAACCTTTATTTAGACGTAAGTTTATTCCTGCAAGATTAACAGATAATCCATATCTGATGCGGGATGGTGAGTACGAAACGATGCTAATGTCTCTACCGGAAGTACAAAGAAAAAGACTTCTGGAAGGAGATTGGAATGTTTCTGAAGGAGCAGCGTTTAGTGAGTTTAATACTTTAGTGCATGTTGTTGAACCGGAGGAACTTCCTTATAACTGGATTCGAATTCGCGCTTGTGATTATGGTTTTAGTTCCCCTTCTTGCGTATTGTGGGGGGCTATAGATTGGGACGGTTGTATCTGGATATACAGAGAACTGTATCAAACAAGATTAACAGCGGAAGAGTTAGCAGGAGTAATTTTAGAATTAGAAGCTTTTGATCCTAATATGTATGTATCTATTCTAGATAAGTCATGCTGGAACAAGACTGGATTAGGAAAAAGTATTGCACAAACAATGATTGAACAAGGACTCCGCTGGCTTCCTTCTAATTCAGATAGAATGCAAGGTAAACAAGAAGTGCATAGACGGCTATTAATGGACAGTTATGGTCAGTCTAGATTAAAAATATTTAATACCTGTACTAATCTTATTCGTACTTTACCTTCTTTACCAATGAGTAAGACTAATAGTGAGGATGTTGATACAAAAGCTGAAGATCATGCTTATGATGCTTTAAGGTATATGTTCATGAACCAACAGAGTACTAGACCATCTTCAGTACCTTTTGGAATGACACATTTAAATAAACCAGTGATACAAGATGAAGTCTTTGGATATTAAAGAGAATAAATATGTCAGCTAAAAGAATAACAGCGTTGGAGAATAGACTAAAAACTCAAAAGAAAAGTCCTCGCCAATCTCAACCAGCATTTAGAAAACAGCAAGCTGTTCTTCGTAGACAAATAGCACAACTAAAAGCAGAACTACCAAAACGAGCTAAATCTTCTCCACCGCCAACACAACGAAAAGCTAAAACACCAAGACAGCTTAGAGAAGCGAGAGCAGAAAGAGCATATAAAGCAGCACTAGCTAATAGAGAGCGCATAGCTAAAAAGAATAGAGCTATAAAAGAGAATGTATCCGCTACTCGTGCAGATGCTACAGCAGCACAAGCAAAAAGAGAAGCAAGAACAAGGGTATCTGCTGCTGCTAATAAACAAGATGCAGCAACTGCTGCAAGACGATCATGGTCTGCAAGAGAATTAGGTGTTCTTGAAGGAGAGTTAGCTAGAGAACAAAAAGGTCGTATTCGTGGTGCAGATTTAGGAACAAGAAAAGGTGTTCGTGGAGAAGCTTATAAAAATATTAAAAGAACCACACCAGAACAAAAACAACAAGCTGCTGATCTAACAGGATTAGGGTTAGAAGTAGCAAGCTATGGATTAGGAGCAGGACAAATGATTGGATTAATTAGAGGTGCAGCAACAATTGGTGCAAAATTTTTGACCCCAAAAGCTGTAGCAAAGACAGGTCAGAAAGAAGCTGTAAAATTAGCAAATAGAGCAACTAGACGGGCTAATAGAAAGAAAGCTGCTGCTGAGACAACCGCTACTAAGCCTAAGCCAGCCGATGCTAAACCTGCTAGTGTTCCAAAAGGAAGGGCCGCTACTAAGCCAAAGCCAAAGCCAAAGGCTAAGCCAAAGCCAAAGGCTAAGACAAAAAAAACGCCTACAGGTATTAAAAAACCGGGAGATTTTGGACCAAAGAAACCTGTTTCAGAAGCACAAAGAAAGTTAGACGATGCGGCTAGAACCAGTGTTCCAAAAGGAAAGGCTGCTACTAAACCTAAGTCAGCCGCTGCTAAGAAAGGTGCTGCTACAAGAAAAGCAAATAAGGCAAAAGCTGCTGAAGCTGCTGCTAAAAAGAAAGCCGCTGATGCTAGAGCTTCTACAAGGTCTAAGGTTGCAGCAGGTTCTGCTGTTGCCGCATTAACTGCTGGACTTGTAGGTTCAGAGTTAGCACAAGATCGTCCTGTTACAAGTTCAACTAGTGATACTAAAAAGCAAGGACCAAAACGAGGTTTAGGAGGAAGAGGAAGCCGTATAGAGGAAAAGTCTGGAAAAAGCTTGGCAATGAAATCTCCACCTAGAGTAGGAGGTATTGGAGATTTTCCTATTGAACCTTGGGACAAAGCGGGTCAGATAGTTGGAGAACCTGTTGAAAGACAAGGAGCGGCTAAAAAGATTACTTCTAAACCATCTGTAAGTGAACCTGCAAAACAAGTAAGAGATGCTAAGAAAGCGGCTGATGCTAAGAAAAACGAAGCTGCACGAGCCAAACGAGAAGAAGCTAAAGGGAAAGGGCGTTCATGGAAAGAAGGTCTTGATCCTATTACTGCCAAAGTGGAAGAACTTCTTGGTTTGAAAAGGACTGCAAAAGAAATAAAAGACGATATGAAAGTAACCGAAGACCTAGAGAAAGAATTAGGTTTTTCAGGTGGAAAGAAAAGAGGCGGAAGAGTATACAGTCCTCCTCGTAAGAAATACGCAATGAATAGAGGCGGTATGGCTTCTCTTCGTAAACCAACCAGAGCATAAGGAGATTTAATATGCCAGCTAATTATCGTTACCCCGGTAAATCCGATTTTGAATCTTGGTCAAAACAAGGTACTATGAGTGATGTAGATGCATCCAGTTTATATCGTGAAAAGAAAGAAGCTGATTTACTTGGTTCTTCAGATTCTAAGTTTAGCCAGTTTGTTAAAACTTCTAAACACAGCACGAAACATAATGAAGCCGCTATTTTTAAGATGGCTGAAGATTATTCTGTATATGACACTTCTGGTAAGTAGTATGAAAGAGTATTTAAAGAAGTTTTTGCCAATGGAATATAGTGGACCTAGTTGGTTTGCTAATAGAGTTAAAGAGCCTTCTTCTTGGGGTGCTGTTGCTCTTGTTCTAGTAGTAGGAGCAATGTTCTTTCAAACTTATCCTGTTGTTTGGCTTGCAGGTGCAGCAGCATGTGCAGTTGTAGCTTTTTCACTGAAAGAAAAGAATGTCAATTAACGACTTTGAAGAAAATGAACCTGAAATTATAGAACTGGATGCTGATGAGCTTCCCGGTTTAGCAGGGTTTATTAAAAGAAAGTTTGATGATTCAGAAAATGGAAGACTTTCTGATGAACAAAGGTGGTTACTCGCTTATAAGAACTATCGTGGTATTACGGATGGTTCAACTATGTATAGTTCTTCTGAAAAGTCTAAAGTCTTTTTGAAGATAACTAAAGTTAAAGTTCTTGCTGCTTTTGGTCAAATTTCTGACATTCTATTTGCTAATAATAAGTTTCCTTTGACAGTCTTACCAACAGAAGTTCCACTAGGAATTGCTGAATTTGCTCATGTTCCTACTGAAGAAGAAAACGCTTTCTTAGAAAGTATGCCTGATGAAATGCTTAATACACCATTAGGTCAACTTAATCAAACGAATCAATCTGATAAAGATTTCTTAGCAGGATTAAAAGAGAAGTATGGTAAGTCTTCATTAGTAGAAGGAGAATCTATTTTAGGTACTCCACAAATTGATTTAGCATTAGAAGCTGCTAGAAACATGGAGAAAACAATCCATGATCAGCTTACTGATACAAATGCTATGAACGTATTAA